TTCGTTCGCGGATTCATCCGGATATACATCATTTCCGAGTCCGTCAAATGGACATAGCTGCCGTTCACGCGCTGCGCATATCGATACGACTTCGGGCTTCCGTTCCAATTCGGATACAACTCAACCGAGAACGCATCGACCGGATACATCCGGAATGGCCGTAACGGATCACCTGCCGCCAATATCTCGGACGATCCAGCGCTACATACGAGCATATCCTCGACGATCTGCTCGACCCACGAGCGAAAGGAATCCGCCGGGTTCGGCTTTAATAACGAATTCTCGATGATCTTGCAGATTTCTTTGTACTTCTCCGAATCGTTTTCATCAATCGCGGCAACGGACCAGTTTAGTTTAACAACCCCGTCCTTGATGACGTTGATTGCACGGCGTGGTATAGGCGATTCACTTAATGACCGCAGATTCGCCGGTGTTTTCTTCTTGGCAGGCTGGTTATTATGATGCACATAGCCGTAAGGATATGGATCCGTATGGCGTTCGGGTTCCTTCTTGTTCCGGCCAGCTTCGATCCAGGTCCAAATCCAATTCCGCAAACCCAACTCTATTCACCTCCTTTACGCCCTGACTGATCCGAACGAGAAGCCTGCGTCCGATTCGATTTCAGCAAACGCCAAAACGAAAGCGTCGGCTCGGTCCGGCGACTGAAGCCCACGCTTTTTCATTTCCTCTTTACGTTCGAGATATATGCGTCCATTGCTGCCCATCCGCCATTTTCGGGTTGTGAGCTGAGCAACAAGTTTTTCATCGTCCGGCAACTCAAGCACTCCAGGTTGTCCCAAGATGTAATTCGTCATGTTTTCCTCTAGCAGGTCCTTCACGCATCCCCAAAGCTCCGATCCGCGATTCCCGTAATACTCGTCATCAGCCGATGAGCCGTTATGAACAGGGATGATGGTATATCCAAGGTTTCGTTCGTTGTTGACTTCGTTCAGCCGGTCGGTAACTCCACCGCCAACCCCGTCGTCATCGATCCGTATTTCAACTTCGGTTATATCCGGATGATTTTCCCTTGAATCATCAATTATCCGGAGTACCCATCCCGCCGTGACCATTGTATCTTGCTTATGATGGAACTTGGATTTGATGACCTTGCCGCCGATCCTGCTGTATATGCTTGTTTCGTCATCTCCGAACCGGGCGACGTCTACACCGACGTACAACTTATATCCAACCGGATCTAAACGAACGTCATTCTTAGCGAATTCAGCAGCCTCCAGGGCGATGAAGGAGTCTGATTCTCCCCTCGGAAACTCGCCTTCTACACGGACGCGCCAAACGTCGCTACCTTCACCATACTTTTGCTTCAACATGTTGATGTTCTCTCGGCTTGTGCGAGGGCTGTCCAGGCTGGATACTCGACGGGTGCGAAAACTTGCACGGTCCCGGTTGTGGGAATCAAAGAAATAGCCGCTTGTTCGTGTTGGGTTCCCGAACATTGCGAGCTTATTGTCTTCGCCGGAAAGGGTTCCGCTAATGGCTTCCATGATCCGGTCATCTACGCCGGACGCTTCATCAACGATAAATAACATGTGGTCCTCGTGAAACCCCTGCATGTTCTCCGGCTTCGTTGCCGTCTTCGCTGTAGCAAACCACCTCTCCTCATGGCCGATCATGTATACCTTGGTTTTCGTCCATTTGAGGATATTTTTCACGATTGATGATTCCAGCCATTTGGCGACCTCTGCCCATAGCACGTCATAAAGCTGCTGTCGTGTCGGCGCGGTGCATATGACTTTCGGGTTTGGTCGGCAACAAAGGAACCAGATGATTAGAATCGATTCGACGGCGGTCTTTCCGACACCTTGCCCGGAACGGATGCTAACATACTTTGCTTCAGCTACATCCTTCATAGCGCCTCGCTGCCAGTCGTCTGGCTCGAAATCGAGTAGGTCAATCGCGAAGGTGACCGGATCGTCCCAATAGATTTCAATTAGATCGATTAACGTCTCGTCAAGGCTTCCCCGCTTACTCATGTTTCTTTCCCCTTGAGTTTTCGTCGTTCAGCAGCCTTTTTCAGAGCGCCTATCCAATTTTCCGATTCATCGCTCTTCCCGGTACCTTTGATCTTTTCAATTTCGACTCGCGTCTTCTCAGCTCTTAGCTGCATATATTCCAGCTTGGCAAGGCGCTCGTCGTGTTCAGGCGCGAGTGCTAAGAATTGCCGAATTCCTGCACGAAGCTCTGTAAGAGTCGTGGACTGCGCTTTGACATACGTCATGAAGCGATCCCAGGACCATTGAAATTCAAGTTCTTCTTCGACAAGCTTTTGTACTAATTTCGGTTTTTCTTTGGTCCCGGTCGAATGGATCTCAAACTTCTGCTTCTTTACTTCTTTGATCATTTCGCCTTTGTTCTCGACGTGCATGATTCTTTCCATGCGAATCAGAGTGGCGAACGATGACTCGATCCCGTGCCATATCATATCCAGTGGGTCCATGTTCTGAACCATTTCAAGAATTTCGAGATAGTCCGGATCGTCGGGGAAGAACTTCAGGAACGGGTTTTTGGCTTTAACTTGATCGCCGCCCGGCCCACCTTTGTTCCCTACAGCATTTTTATTTCCCGGCTGACCGCCGCGCGGACGCTTGTCCGGTTCCTCATCCCAATTGTCCTCGAACTTCCATTTCCGAATCATCGAGGAGCTGACATTGAAGTGTTCGGCGACTTCCGTTAACGGCATGGATCGACCGCTTTCAATCCATAGTTTCATCGCCTTTTTACGCTTTGGACTTCTTGGCCTCGCCACTACATTTCACCACCCCCACGTGTATTCGAGTTGCCCCCCTCGTTTTTAGTAACGATCGGGCTCAGCGTAACTAAATGGTCGGGACGAAAATTAGGCTGTTTTCACCTAGGAAATGTAAATCTAGTTCTCTTCAATACATATTGTAATGAATTTGAGTACCGGCTCTTTTCCATGCCCCTCTAGGCTTCTCAGATGAGCCCTAGAAACGTGTTCCTTGTTACCCTAATGAATTGAACTCATCACAGTTCAAAGCGGTCTAAAGCCTCGTCTAGGGTGTCCTGTTTGATGCCGATATACCTCAATGTGATCGATTGTTCGCTATGATTGAACGTATCCATTAGTAACGCTATATCTTTCTCTTGCTGATAAAAATGATAGCCGAATGTCTTCCGGAGCGAATGCGTCCCGATCTCGAAAAGTCCGAACCTCTCGGCTGCATGTCTTACGATTTTATAGGCCATGCTGCTGTCGATCGGTTCGTTTATTTTGCCGGTGCTGCGCTTTTTACTCCTGGATGCGAATAAGTATTCCGTATCCGACTTTCCTCGTATATAATCGTCCAATGCTTCGCGCAAGGACCGCCGAATCTTGATTGAACTCTGTTTGCGAGTTTTCTTTTCCTTGAGGTCAATGTGTGTTCCCCGAACATCACCGACTCGAAGAGGAAGAATGTCCGATATGCGAAGGCCGGTATTGATTCCGACCATGAACAGAATATAATCGCGTTCATTTCTGTCCTTTAAGTATTCCTTGATCGCTTGTAGCTTCTTCGGATCTCGGATCGGCTGCACAAACTTCATGAGCTATCACCCTCTTTGACACATTTCTGTTTGGAACAAAATTGCTTCACCCCATCCCAATTGCCCCACAAACACCCGGAACATTTCGCCGGTTGCTCTATCACTGGATGAGGGACAAATAACTTTAACAGCTTTTTCACGCCGATCTACCTCCGTTTTTGTAATAGAAAAAGGGACGCATCGTTTGCGCCCCTCGTCCATTACTGCCTAATATCATATTATCATGGTCGAAATCAAAAAAACGGCCAACATGCGGACAAATATCGGCCAAAAACCGGACACGAAAAAGCGCCCCTCGTGGGGCGCAGAATTCCAGCATTCGAGAAGCGTTTTGGCGTGATTTTCCCACCAATCAAGATCTTGTTCAGCATTACTTACTGGTTAACCCTTCGAAATTAAACTCGCTCAGGATTTTCAGCAGCCGTTCAACCTTCGGTGCTCTCCATGCGGTCATGGCGTAAGTATGGGCTTCTGGAGTGTAATGGTAATGATTCAGCTCGATATGCCTTTTGGCTTCGGCTTTCGTCAGAAACATCGTATTCTCTCGAACAAAGTGTTCTTTCTTGGTCGGAATGGTGCATGCATCTTCATCACGATATTTCTGTATCCAATCCAATGCCGACACTTCACAACCAATCTCCTTGAATTCCTCCAACCCATCGCCGGACATTTCTTCCTCGTCGTCTTCTTCGATTTCCTTCAGATACGAATCAAGCTCGTATGATTTTCCCACGCTTGGAAGATACACATAATACCGTTCCGCATTGTCTTCCATGCATTCGATCCATCTATAGTCGCCTACTGCCCAAAAACGGGGCGATGCCTGTACGTCAGTGTCTTGGCTGTTCAGTTCCTTTTGCAGTTCGATAAGAAATTGAATTTCGTTATTTGCTGGTTCCCAAATTCCGCCTTCTTCGTCTTCCTGTATTTCAACGACTTGCTCGTCTCCGATAAGTTCAGCTTCGGCCTCTGCCCGAGAATCAAAAATAATAGCGTGACCTAAATCGTCGGTAAAGCAATCTGACCCGTATCTTTGGCGCATATATTCGCCTTTGAACTTTATCGCGTATTTCATGGTTGGGTATCCCCCCAATTCCATAACCCCTGCTGTCCCTTCGCCGGGATCGGCTCCGACAGCTTATTAATGTCGGTCATTTCCCATGCGTAACGCCCGTCATCGTACCAACCGAACGATTCTTCCTTCTTGCCAATAGGGTCCTCGCGCATCGTGTTGCCGCCGTCCTTTTCGAGTACGACATCGCCGCGCAAACAGCGGCTAACCTCCCAGCACTCCTCAATACGGCATGTGGCCACGACAGCGCCTGTCGGCAGGTTGTCCGCCGTGTAACCGTGCGCGGACAGCGTCGATTTGATAGGCTCTCGCTCACAAGCTTCGCGGTCGATCTTCTTTCCGGCGTGAATAGCGAGGGGATCACGGTGTTTTGTCAGCCAGCTCCGCGTCTCCATTTTCTTTGCACCCAAGGCGATCAAAGTCGCCCATGGTTGATGGATGGTAATGGCTTTCATCGTTTGGTTACTCCCTTCATATTCTTCAATATCTCGCGAACCGCTTGAGCAAGCTCGTCCTTGTTCATTTTGGTGTATCCCGGCACTTTGTTTTTCTGGCACGCTCTCCGAAGGTGGGAGATCGGCCAATCTTCTACTTTCCCCATATCGATAACGATTGGATTACTCATTTTGTCTGCTCCTCCCTTGGGAAATTCCTGTATTGCTCCTGAAGCAATACGCTTTATGCATCGAATGTCGTCGTTCGACTCCAGCACAGGAAAACGTTCGATCTGCTTCAGGGCATCCGTCAGCGGGTTTACCTGTTGTTTGTACTGCTCCGTTACGTCTTTCCAGCATTCTATATCTCGTTCTAATTGCGTCACCTGTCGTTCCGCATCATTTGCGCGCTTCCTATGTTTCTCCAGCGCCTTACAAGCTGCTTCTTAGGCTTCTGGCGTCGGATACTTACGGAACGCCTCAATGCGCCATTTCTCAGCTTCTTGCTTGAGGATACGATTTTGCTCTTGAGCAGCACGTAAATCGGCTTCCAGGAGAGCCATTGTCATGCCTTGTTCCTCGATTATCTGGTCCTTGGTCATAGCCGTTCTCCATCTACCCAATTCCATAGCCCTTGCTGCCCCTTTGCCGGGATCGGCTCGGGCAGTTGATTGATGTCGGTCAATTCCCAGGCGTACCGGCCATCAGAATAGTCTCCGAAATAGTATTCATTCGGAAGTTTTCCGCCCCATCCAATTCCGTTCCCATCATTACGGGATAGCCACACCATTCCGGAAGCTCCACTTGGGCGTTCTACCTGTCTACATGCGACCAACTGACAAGTTGCTACTATTGCTCCGGTCGGTAGTTTCTCCGGCGTGTAACCGTGCGCGGCCAGCGTCGATCTTATCGGCTCACGCTCGCATGCTTCGCGGTCGATCTTCTTTCCGGCGTGAATAGCGAGGGGGCCGCGGTGTTTTGTCGGCCAACTCCGCGTCTCCATTTTCTTTGCACCCAGGGCGATCAGTGTCGCCCAGGGTTGATGAATGGTAACAGCCTTCATCGGTTGGTTCCCCCTTTCATATTCTTCAATATCTCGCGAACCGCTTGCGCAAGCTCGTCCTTGTTCATTTTGGTGTAGCCCGGCACTTTGCTTTTCTGGCATGCTCTCCGAAGGTGGGAGATCGGCCAATCTTCAATTCTCCCGGCATCGATAATGATAGGTTTACTCATTGGCGTCGTCCCCTTCGAATGCTTTTATTGCATCCAGAACACCAGCTTTGTACGCCCCTGCTGCCATCGGACTATCGAGCAATGCTTTTGCACGTCGAATCCCTAGCGCGTTCTCTTCCCTTAATCGAATTGCTTCGATTTCCTCCAGCTCAGATTCGAATTTGATAATTACTCCTTGCCACATATCCCGTTCTGCTCGGGCTTCCTCGATTTCCTGTTCAAGTTTCATCCGTTTCTTTTGAAGTTCTTCCGTTTTCTCTTGCACTTTTTTTCCTCCGTTCAAGTTGCTTATTGTGAATGATTGAGTTCTTTGTGACCCAAGCGAACGCCCTCCCCAGTTGTCCGGGGTCTTCGATAATGTATGAATAGCCTTTTGGCACATAATTGCTACCATGAATCTGCAAAGGGCCGAATCTTGTTGGAACTGTACTACATTCAGCGATCGGCGACGTTGCACAAACGCATAATTTTAAGCAGTCGATCGACCTACCACGCTTTATAATCGGATCGAGTGCCGCATGTATCATTTGCAAACTCCTGGCACCTATCTGATTTTCCAAGGGGATCGCCTCCCGTCTAGTCAAAACCCCGGAGTCAATCTCCGGGGTAATAGGCCGGAACCCTTAGTTCGTTGCCTTCGAAATTCATCTTTATTTGATTCGGATCCTCGTGTTCCACAGCTTTCAGTTTGCCGTATATAGAATCAGCGATAGCGCCGTCGATCGGGTCCTCTTCCTGGTCCATCTTGTGCAAAAGGTACTCTCTTTCTTCCTTGGTAAAATTAACGGTCAACCCATTCACTCTCCTCTGTCCGTTGGACCATAATTAAATGCAGCTCGCTGCCGTCATCAGGATACAAATACAAGGGGTCATCCGGACCGGCGAATCGAACGCAAATGTCGTCGGCGTCGATTGCCTGTAGAGCCTCCAGCAGAAGCTTGCCGTTGCAAGCAAATCGCATTGATCCCCCTTTAAAATCGGATACCGGTAACTCGTCAATCGTCTTGCTGGTGTGATCACCCGAAGATATCAGGATCTTGTTTTTCGAGATCCGGAACATTGTTCTGGACGATAGTGCCGTAATCAAGGATCGTTTGACGGACTCAGCGAGTCGCTGTTTCGAAACCTTCATCGAAGCGAATGATCTTGGGGAATGAACTAAATTTTCAACCGTACCTGGATAGCTGCCGCAAAGAGTTTGCGAGTAAATGGTGTAGAATCCACTCTGTATGACGGTATGCAGGCCACCGATATAAATTAGCGTTTCATCGTCGTCGTGGATAGAATTAACGATTTTCTGGAGGTGCCCTCCGGAAATAACGACTTGCGCTGTTTTCCCTTCCGCAGGCACGCATGCCCTGGCGAGCCTAGCTTTGTCGCATCCTATAAAATTTAGCTCGCCTTCGTAAAGCGACAATCTGACTCCTTTCAAAATCGGAAGATCATCTTTTTCACTGACCGCAAAAAACGTCTTGCGAATCAGTTTTTTAAAAACGGCGCCCTCGATCGAAATAAAATCTTCGGAAGACGGCTTGTGCTGCTTCGGAAAAAACTCCGCATCCAGCCCCATGA